CAACAGGATTATTCTTTGCAGAAGTAATCGTCAGAGTTGCATCACCAAACATTGCCTGTACACCTGAAGGTTGACCCTTTGCAGCCGTATCTGTCGGAAATGCATCTGAGTTGTTTGACTTGAATGATGAGAACTGTGTTCTTGCCTTTGGGAAACCGATACCCACTAACCAGTTGTGTAGTTCGATGTAGTTTTCCAACTTCTCGTCAACCAAGAATGTGATTTCGAGATTGTCAAACGTAAGGTCATCACCCATCACAGGAATCTGTTTCAGTGGTGTTGGGAACATCGCCTCACCTAGATTTACGCCAGGCAAGTTTGCAGCCGTAGTGAAATACTCCACCTTTGGCAGTTTGTTAATACTGAACCGAAACTTGGTTGGGTCTGCGTAATCAAGTTCTGTCGGTTGTCTTGAGAGTGTGTTTACTTGTACCATATTACTATTTATACGAAATAAAAAAAGGGAGAACCGAAGTTCTCCCCTTTAAGTTTAGGTTGGTTCACCCAACTCTTATTTTTACATAAGGTTGACGACCTGTACTCTACGGTAGTAGACGTTATCGTTTGTACCAAGGGTAACATCTGTAGCGTCTGTTGTAGAGAATGGGTTCTGAGCAAGACCGTAACGAGTCTTGAAACCAATCTTAGGCTGGAATGTGTTTTCACCAACCGCACGAACCATCTGAAGTGGAACGTATGGGCAGTAGAATACACCAGCGTCATATGGTGAAGAACCTTTGTAACCGACAACGAAGAACTGCTTAGCAGCTGCGTTAGCGGCATATGGGTCGATGTACACTCTGTAACGACCATTCAGAACACCAGCAAATGTGTTACCAGCGTCATCTACCTGAAGGTTGTTGTTCAGAGCAGGAGCGTAATCTAACTGACCAGCCATTTGCAGGGCAGATGCAACATCAGATGAACACATGATGATGTTACCTTTACCTCTACGAGTTTGCTGTGCAATTACGTTTGCGTCACGCTCAATCTGGAACATCAGACCTTTGAACTTCTCAACTGACCAACGACCATTTGAGTCTGTGTCAAGGTCGAAGATACCAGAGTTAGTTGTGTTTGTCTGAGCACCTGGCTTAGCAGCACGATAAATCGAACGTACAACCTCACGGTTGATTTCAGCAAGGATTTCTGAAGACAGAATGTTTGACAGTTCTGTTTCTGCGTCCAGACCGTGGATTGCTTTAAGGTCTTGTGCGAGTTCCATTGTGTACTCAGCCTTAAGCGCACGAGTCTTGGCAGTAACGGTTGCCTTGTCGATAGTAAATGCCATCTGTGCGAAAGCGTTAGTAGTGGTATCACCCTGTGCTTCCATGTTGGCAGTTGTATCGGCAGTACCTGTGGTGTATGTACCAGCAGGCGAGTCGTTCAGAACGGCAGGGTTGTCATTCGGTGAACCCGAATGTGTACCTGTACCTGAGAAGTCTGTATCAGCTTCATCGAACAGTGCTTCATCACCACCCTTTGAGTTGAAACGAGCCTTCATTGCGAAGATAAGACCTGTTGGGCCAGTCATTGGCTGAACCGCACAGATGTCATACGCAATCAGGTTTGGCATTGAACGTCTAACCAGTGAAATCAGAATTGGGTCCCAATTTGATGCCACTGTAGTGTTTCCGACAGGAGCAGCTTCGTTCAGGAATGCTGCGTCCTCTTTTAGTGCTTTTTCTTGGTTTTCCAAGATAACAGAAGTGACTGCACGCTTGTAAGAGTCCTTGATTTCTGGTAAGTCAGAATGTTCAAGTACTGGCTGCCACTTTTCCTGTAAATTTTCTGAATTGAACATTTTCGTTCTCTCCTATGTTTTCTATATTACTATTATTTATTAAAAGTTACTTTTTCACAATGTTGAAGTCTTGGCCAGCGTGTGGTTTCGACTTACGGATAGCGGACATATATGCAGCCATAGCGCCACTAACGTCAACTTCTTGTTCGTCCGTTGCTACTTCTTCCTCAATGGTTTGAGTTGCAACTGACTTAGGAAAATAATTTTCCTTTAAGGTATTGAGTTTTTCAGCGAAGGTATCTTCATCTGTGAACTCAACATCTTCAACTAATCCCTCGAATTTTTCCTTTTCGGTGTCAGCGAGGTCTGTTGAAACTTGTGCAATGACCTGTTCACGAACAAGTTGATTTTTCTCTTTGTTCATTGCAGTCATTGTGTCGATTGTTTCGTTAAGTTTTGACTCAAGTTCTTCAATCTTCTGAGCTTGACCTTCAAGAATGTCGTACTTCTCATCTGGAACATCAATGTAATGCTCTTCAAAGAGTGCCTTCAGTCCTGAAATAAAGTCTTCTGCAATCTCACCTTTTAACCCACGGTCAATGGCGAGTTCGTTTTCTTGCATCCACTCTTTCACAACATAGTCAAGATACGAATCAACTTTCTCAGTCAATTCAGTCTTGAACTGCTCGACTTCTTCCGCAACTGTTTGTGTCTTTTCCATTTCAAGTCTTTCGACTTCACCACGGAGTTTTGACTTAACAGCAGCTTCAAAGATTGTAGCGGCTTTTGCAGTAAACTCTTCAGAAAGGTCTTCACCTTCCACCAAAGCGTTTACGTCATCTGAAACGTCAACGGAATCAATGTCCAAAGATTCCTTTTTCTCACTGTATGATGCACCCATGCAGTGTTTTTCTGCATATGCTTTTGCATCACCAGCATTCATACCATTCATCATGTCAACCATTGCGTTGATAGCATCTTTCTTGGTTTTCATTTTCATGGCAGGCTTATCTTCCATCTCGTCCATTTCGTCCTTAGAATCGTCATCTGAATCATCTTCATCATCATCTGACTCGTCTTCTTCTTTGAGTTTTTGGGGAGCTTCGTCACCTTTTACAGCGGCAGGGATTGAAGCATCTTTCTTGACTTTCTTTGCAGCGTCTGGCCCTGATTTCTCATCACCTTTAACCACTGGAGCGCCAAGGTCATCTACTTCACCTTCTACCTTAGAACCTTTTTCTGCTGGTACTGCACCCTTTGTAGGTGCGTTTGCAGCTTCGTCAAGTTCCGCAGTAACTTCTGCTTCCAATTCCTCAATTGTCTTATCTAAATCTGACATTTGGGAGTCTCCTTAATTTAGTTATCCTCTTATACTATATTTATACAATTACAGTTTTTTGAGGAATTTTGCGAAGGCCAGTGCTTGGTATTTCGCATTTCTTGAACGTACACCACGTTCAATATCCTCTTGAATTTCCGCCACTTCAACTTCTTTCAGAAGTCCATTATCCCAAATCCATTCCTTACCTTCCATAATACCTTCAACAAAGGCTTGAGGTGCAGATGGGTCTGCAACAATATCAGCAGCAGTCGCCAAGTAGAAATCGTTTTTAACGTAGTTTGCGCCATTCTTCTGCTCCAAACTACCCATGCCTCTAGAAGAGACACCAAGTTTACCACCGTCATCCATAATATTAGAAACAATTTTACCCATTGGTGTTGACATGATTTTTGCCTCACCAACGAAATTACTTCCATCCCTCTTCAAAGATGTCACCATGTGTGATACTCTGTCAAGGTTCACAGTCGGGCCTTCTGGGTGACCAAGTTCCCCATATGCTCGATTTTCGTTAATAAATTCTTTCTCGTAACGTCTTACTTCTTTGTCAAGAACTTCTACAGGATACACTCTGCCGTTACGATTTTTGATATCCCCTTGAAGGAAGATACCTTTGATTTTATAGTTCTTCTTACCGTCTTCAGTCTCTTCAGACAGGTATTGAACTTCTTGTACTTCTTCTGCAATAAGTTTCATCTTAGAATCCTGACTTTACAATGTCTGTACCAAACATTGTGGTTGCGCCACGAAGACCTTCTCCTGGCTCTAAGTGAATTGTGATACCAGCGCCTGCACCAACGTAAACTGTACCGACATTTGCATCATCGGCAGAGTTGCGAACAGTTACTGTACCAGCAGAAGACGCAGTGTTAAATACATATACCGCACCAGAAGTATCGAACTTGGTTGTACTTGTGGCTAAGGCGGTTGCTGTTCCTCTTATTTGCATCTTTACATTCCTAACATTTCTCTCTCAAAGTAGTTCATAAGGTCTTTTTCTTTGACTTTGAACTTCCTTGCGGAGTCTTTAATAGTTTTCTCAAAAGTATTTAGGAAATCTGTAGGTTTAGCGTCCATAATCGTAAAGATATTGTCTACCGCCTCCCTCATCTTGGGAGACAGTTTGCGGTATTCTTTCGACTTTTTATGCTCGTCCTTCTCTGGAAGGTACGATACGAACTCATCAAACCTCTTCATCTTCCTCTACTTCTGGAACGTGTTGTGTGACCATTGTTGCAGCCACTTCTTGTCTTTTTAATTCTAATGCATCACCAACTTTTGATTGGATTGCATTCTTGAATTGGTTTTCGGCATCAAGATTATCACCAGATGCGAGAGCATCAATCATTTCTCTACTCATAACATATCCTCTTCTTCACCACCGCCTTCTTGTTCAATTTCTCTTTCAATCTCATCAATCTCATCTTGAGTTTGATGAAGAACGTGTTTTCTAACCCACGCCTTAGAGAAAAAGTTACCAACGTATGGTTCTAGTTGTCCTAACATATCAATCCGTTCTCTCAGGATTTCTGAATCACGCAGTTCTGCGAAATGACCATCCTGTAAGAAATCGTATTGAATGTGTTCTTTAATTTTATCCCACTCTTCATCTGCAATGACACCAGTAAGAACCAGTTGTGTATGCAGAATATCATGGAACAATGCAGAGAACTTCTTACGAAGCCTTTGCACAAACTTTGAGAACTTCAGTTCATCTCTGGTAATTTCTGTTGAACGACCAAGAGAAAAACTCTGTTCTGCTTCCATTCTGGAAATTGGAACATTCAATGACCTGTACAGTTTTCTTTGGAAATACATGATGTCATCAATCTCTCCAAGGTTTGAACCGCCAGGCAATGTTGTAATCTCTGTACCACGACCACCTTCTCTACGAGGCAACCAGAAGTCTTCCAACATTGACATATGATTTCTATCGTCACGAATTTCACCTGTCGATGCATCATACACCAACTTGTTACGATAACGACTCATCACATCCTTGAGGTATTGTTCCGCTTTGATTTTCGGAAGGTTACCAACGTCAATGTAGAAAATACGTCTTTCTGGGGCTCTTGAAATACGGTAGATTACAAGTGCATCCTCAATCATTCTTAACTGGTTGACTGGTTTGATTGCCTTATGCAGATAAGACAACACAGTACCCTTAGATTGGTCAACCAATCCAGAAGGACAATATGTGATGGAATCTTTTGTAATCTTCAGTGCAGTCTGTGGAGTTGCACCAGATTTGTCATTTACCTTCTCATTGTAAAGGTAATACTCTTCTGTCTTCTTCTTTTTATCGACACCAGTTAGAGGGTCAGGACGTTCCTGAACCACTTCTCGTATCTTCTTGATTTTCCGTGGGTCAACATAACGTAATTCTTTGATGCCCTTGCGAGGGTCTTTCTTATCAATTACCTTGTGGTAATAGATTCGACCATCAACGTACCATCTGCGAAAGATGTCATGACCTTTCACATTGAAATCCAGTAACTGAAGAACTCTGTCGAACTCTTCACGAATACGTTTCTTGACTTTTTCGGAATACTCTAATCTATCCAGACGAATAGCAACAGGTGCATCGTATTCATTGGATGCGATGCCTTCACTCACAATATCTTCAATTGCAGAATCACATTCTGGTTGAATTGCAATATCACGATATCGTCTGATTAAATCGTTTTCAGTCTTGTCTCGTCCATCGGTATCTAAGACAGACGAATAGAAGCCGCCACCAGCGACCTCAATCGTACCGTCATCAGATGTAGGGAGAGCAAAAGACTCTCCCTCATCCGACTTACGAGTGATTTTGAAACCAAATAACTCAGCCATAATAACTCCTATTTTACACTACTATTTAGTAGGTTTCTAGAAGTTCACTGCTGAGGCTTCAAAGTGGTGATATCTCCAAGTTACTCCGAACTCTTCAATAGCGTTTGTTGTCTCAAAACTTAATTCGATAGGTGCAACCACTTGTGGGAAACAACCACGAAGAATGTAAGACTTCAGAACTGTATCATCACGGTCAAGTTGCTCAACAGTAAGGTCTGCTGAATAATCTGCGACAGCCGACAAACCAGTGTTTGTAACTAG